TTTTGTAGCCGGTGCCATGAATTTCTTACCTACTTCACTTTGATTAAGTGAGAGTAAAACTGCTTGAAGTCCTACGAGTGCAAAGTCAGGAGATGTCTGAAGCATTTCAGCTGCCTGTTTTAATCCTTGTGTAACTGTTGTTACTGCAGCATTTAGCCTTTGAGTTTGTAGGCCCTTATCAACGAACGTCATTGAATCTGTGTCGATTCCGATTCTTACCAGTCTTGCCTCGTCGTTTCTGCAAAGTTCAAGAGCTTGTTTAAATTGCTCTTGGTCTTTTGGTTGCATGTATTGATAACCAACAATTTCAGCAATCTTATTGTCATCAAATACCTTGTAAGCTAAATCAATCATCATCTCGATTGAATCCCTTGCAAGCTGCTGAACTTTTTTCTTGGCGTTTTTAAATCTATCGTGACTTGCACCTGCTTTTATTTCTTGCGCGCCTAGTGTTTCGATCGGATCTGATAATCCTTGAACGATATCGGGAACGCCTGCCCATTTATCAAAGTTAGCAATAAATATTTGCTCTTGTTGGTTAAGCTCATTGATTGCGTTAACTAACTCTTGAACTGGCATATACCAGATCATGTTTTGTAGGCCACCTTTTTCAACTAACGACTTTAAAGATGTTGCTGATATAAATTCTTGATCGCCTGCATTAAGTAAAGCTACTAATTCCTCGTTCCCATCTACAATTGCGCGTCGTCTAACTGCATCGATAAGCCCAAATATACGTTGATACATTTGATGTAACTGCAATGCAACAGGTCTTAGTTGTATCCATGCAGGAGTAGGAAACATGTTTTTAGGAGGTTTCCCTTGAATAATAAATGGGGGAGATGGGAAGAAGTTTCTAAAGCCGTAAGGATCTACTGCAGGTGGTTTTAAGAATTTAGAAGGCATTCCCTCCGAAACCCAGTAAACAGTTTTATTATCTTTGTTATAAATCTCATAACCATCAATGTATTTCTCGCCTGTTGAAACAGGACGGCCTCGTTTATTGATTTGGTCTAGTGATTGATTAGGAGATGATTTCCAAGAGTAAGAAGCGAGAACATCAGGATCGAACCCTTTGCTCTCTGCCTCTTCCTTTGAATAACAAAAATAGTATGCCATCTCTGTTATGTCTGATGAGATTTTTGCATTTGGGGAGTGCAAGATTTCGTCATAACAAACAGGAGCAAGGCATATTTTTTGAGATAGTGGATCAGCTATGCCATTATTGACATTTGCATAGTATACAATTTGATTTGTTGCCTTTGCGCCGTGAATAAAGTCAGATACTGACATTGCCATCACATCATCAAAGTGAGAATTTGCCATTAAGTACTCGCCTAATCTTTCAGTAATTAGACTCATAGTCACTGCGACTGGATCTTGAACATCAAACCTAGTCTCTGTAACTAAATCGGGAGTACGAGAATAGAACGCTGGTTCTAAATTATTCACTGCAGAATAATATGCAGGGTACACCCTAGGCACATCGGCTCTATCTTGAGTTCTGTATTGATCTTCGTTTTCCTCTATTTTTAAAAATTCTCTATATGCCTCACGAGTTTGATTAACGTGTCGTTGGTAATTGGGGTTACGCTTACAATTATTGATCCATTTAATCCAGTATTCTGGATAATTCCTGTTTTCTTCAGGGTTTGCAACTGTTTCTTCTGCTGAAATAGGTTCCATTTAGTAATTATTTAAGAATAGTTTTGCGTGATGGTAATAATTTGGACTTAATTCCAGCAGGTGTAAAGCGCGATCTTTTTGCGATATCTTTGTCTGAGGGTTTTTTAATTGTAAGTGGCCTAGCTGTGCAAGCGTAACGAACACAATCACAAATGTGTGTTGGTTCGCCGTGCTCGGCTGGTAGCTCAATGTTATGGGCATCCCTTGGTAATGATGGAATATAATCACGACAATAATAAGCGGATTCTACAAAATAAATAAGCGGAACATCTTCAATCCCAATTAATCTATCACGCATTTGTCCAGCTCCTTGAATGCGTGAAGTATTAGCTTTGACTAATGGAACACCATGTTGAGCAAAGATATCCGCCATTGTGTGCTTTTTATTAGTTGTTGGAGACGTTTCACCGCGGTCTGCAAATGGGTATGAGTCTGTAAGTGTAATATTTGAGGTTTTCTCAGGCGTTCTTTCAATTATCCCTGCAGCTATTTGAGGATTTGATAGGCGTATTCCTTTCTCTGGTGCTGTTGGGTCGCATCCGTACCATTCACGATAACAAATTAAAGAACCGCTTGGTAACCAAAGCTTTGAACCATCAAATGCTGTGATTTCCTCACCGTCTGAGATTGTCCACCATAAAACAGCGAACGGCTCAGCGGATCCCCAATCAAATGTACGAAACTTAAACCAGTGAGCAGGGGGTGCGAAATCAGGAATAACATGCTTTTCTTCATCCCATTCAGGGAAGAATTCGCCAAGTGCTGCATCCCAATCACCTTCATCAAGCGCTTTGGCAAGTGCCTTATCTCCAATACCTTCAAGCCTTCCTGCGTGTGCTTCAAGGTCGACGCTTGGATTATCAACAGCACGTGACGGAATAAACTGTCGCAAAAATCCCTCAACCTTTTCTATTTCAAAAGAACGCCTACATTTAACAAAGTTTCTTTTAAAGAATGGAACGGATACGCCAATAGGGTTGGCTGTGTAGATGATACGTGGAAACATTTTTTGTGCGTGTTCTGGTAATGCTTCTTTCATTGGCTTTGAAAGACGACACCAACCGCGAAAAAATCGAATCAACCTCTCACTTATTTGAGTTGCCTCATCAATAACGATTACATGCTTTTCTACCCCTTGAGCTGAGTTAAATTGCCTCTCATCCTGGCAATGTTGGAAATAAATCAATGAGCCGTTATAAAATCTAATTTCATCTTGAGTAATCTTAACTATCTTTGCTTTGACTAATGGATCAAGTATGGCGCGAAATCCTGTTAATCCTTCAAGATGATTTTTTCTAATATCGTCTATTTTTTTTCTAATCAATACGCATTGAAGATTTGGTATTGACAAACACCAAGAAATTAAAGCAATGCGAACAAAATGAGACTTACCTCCTTCTGTTGCACCACCAAATAGCAATTCTGTTGCGTCTGTTTGCAATGCTTGCATTTGTCGTGGATGCAATGACAAGCTTTCAGAGATATCAATTCTGGTTACCACTTATTTTTTTTCAAAAACATTTGAGATAACTTCAATATTTCCTGAGTGTTCAATGTCTGTTTTATCGCGCCATTTTGCAGATTGTCTATTCTTTAACCAGAATATCATTGATGTAGGATCGGGTGGAACTTCCTCGGTACAAGGAACTACTCCGTCACGTGTTATGCGCTCAACTATACGTTTATAACCCTTTGCTCGTTTGTGAAGTGCAGCAACGATTTCATTGTCGCAGAAGTCTTTTTCTTTTATGGACTCCAAAAATTCTGGGTGTGCTAGCTTCCAGTTGTTGATTGTTGATTCTTCAACTTCGAAAAAATCTGCTAAATCTTTATCAGTTGCGCCTAGTCTACAAAGTTTTTCGGCTTGTCTGCAGTATTCTTTTTTATATTTAGTAGGGGCTCCAGCGGGCATATTATTCAATTATCCCAGTAAAAGAACATAACCATTCTTTGTTATTCTTGTATTTCTCAACCCTTACACGAATTTCATGAATAGCGCAATCAGGATTTTCCAGCATAGGGAGTGAGCGAAGGATGTTGGCGAGGGAGTTGGCGTGATTGTCTGTAAATATGAATTCGTGAAGAAGGTCGTAAGCTTTGCGATGATTTTCTTCTAGAATATTATTTTTTACACGTTCTTGCTTACGCTCTCGGATATTAGCGATATGACCTCGTTCATATCGGCTGAAATGATCAAAGTTAATATAATCGGCGATGGCTTTTTGTATAACAGCAATCCATAGTTTTTCTTCTGGAGATAGCAAGACATCAAGGTTCGTAACTTCCGCTAATACTTGCCTTGTAGGGTCTTTTGATTCGCTCATGTGGGGATGATGCAGAACGGGGTAGGGAATTACAAGATAAAAAATTAGCCGCAAATAGGGATAGGTAAGGTTGAAATTTATATTTACTTTAAAAGCAACAAAACGCGATTCTAATCTTAAATACGATAATCGTATATAATCGTACAATAATCGTACATTTTACCTACTACGAAAAAAACGCCTCAAACGGTGTTTGAAAACATGTAAGTTATTAATATATATATATAATATTATAT